TGCTGCGCTTCAGCTCGGCGAGCTCCTGGTCACGCGCGCGCAGCGCCGCCTTGGCCGCCTGCCGTTCCTTGATGACCTTGCGGAGCTCGGAGCGTGGGACAACGTCCGCCTTGCCGCCCGCGTCGTCCTTGCTGCTGTCCTTGTCGTCATCTCCGGAGTCGTCGTCTCCGTCGCCCTTGCCGTCGTCTGTGTCGGTGTCCTTGTCGTCGGCGTCGTCCTGGTCCTGGTCCTTGTCGTCGGCGTCGTCCTCGTCGTCGGGTGCGCCGCCGAGGACCGGCCACACCGGCCGGCCGGACGGCAGCACGCCGATCGCCGTCAACCCGGTGGTCGGGTGGACAGGCAGCCCACTGGCGAGTGCTTCACTCTGCATCTGGATGATCTGCTTGGCGTCCATTGCCGGACTCCCCCTTCAGGTTGTGCGCCGTCTGGCGCGTCTGTCTGCTCCACGGCGACGCCCTCGCGCCACCTGCTCTGATACGACCCGCCCCCACACCGGCCGCAACCGGCACCGGCACCGCGGGTGCATCGGTGGCCAGCCCGTGTACCCGGACCACTTCAGCCGGAGGCTGCGGTCGAGCGGGAACGGGCGCCGGACCGGGGTGATCTCCCCGGCCAGGCCGGCGCACGCCAGGCACGGGTCGGTATCCGTCAGCCACATCAGCCCGGACGCGCCCGTCATCTCCGCCACCCTCCGGACCCCGGCCGACGCAGCCTCGGTCACCGCCGTCGAGACGACCGCACGGACCCGGCTCTTGAGCTGGTCGAACATCGCCCGGGGATCGGAGGCCAAGCGGCCGAGCCCTACCGAGATCGCCGAGAACGAATCCCGCACGCGACGTGCGACGTCGATCCGCGGACCCGCCGCGCGGCCGGCCCGGGCGGCGCGGCGCCCCTGCCGCCTGCCCCGTCTGGAGCTGCCGCCCGCAGCCATCGCCAGCGCGCCGCCGAGCTGCACGGCCTGGCCCGTTGCCCGCTGGATGATCGCGGTCACGGCCGGGAGGGCGGCGGCCAGCGCGGCCGCGGTGAGCCCGGCCGCGACGATCGCCTCCTCGATGGCAGCGTCGGCGTCGGCTGCGGCCTGCTCCTCGAGCGCCGTCAACTGGCCCTCGACGGTCTGGGCCGGGCTGGTCACCCGCCCTCACCCCCAGCGTCGTCCGCCGGCGGGTTGATGAACTCGTCGAGCTGGCCGGGGCCGTCGGGGTTCTCCTCGGTGTAGCCCCACTCGGTGACCTGGGCCTCGGTGTAGCCGGCCTCCATGAGGGTGACCCGGACGGGCACGCCGGCCTCTTGTTTGGCCTTGACCATGAGCCAAAAGTCGAGATCCTCCACGGTTTGGGGGGACTTCCAGCGGACAGTGACGACGTAGCCGCGGTAGCCGAGGATCTCGAGCGCGAAGGCGCCGAACTGACGCCACGCCGACCCGAACCGCAACCCGATCTTCTGGATCCGCTTGTTCAACGGCGCTTCATCCGCGCGGATACTCTCACCACTCGGGACGTCACCACTCGGGTCGAACCACCGCAAGGGTGTGCTGGTCACAGCGGACATGAACCGCACGTGCATCCCAATGGGCTTCAGGAAGTTCTCGACGTCAGCTGGGGCGAACTGCCCGACCGCCTTGTAGTTCCGCAGCGCCCACAGCGTGCCCGGCGCCGACACGAGGGAGGACTGTTTCTCCTCGGGGTCGGTCTCATCGTCCTCATCCCAATCGATGTCATCGTCGGTACTCGCCTTGCCCTCGACGAGGCCGTACCGCTGTGGGAGCACGGCGAAGTCGCCTGCTGCCATCTGGTTGGTGATGAGCTTGGTCAGAGCGTCCTGCGGCCCGAAGGCGTTCTTGTGGACCGGCTTGCCGTACGGAGATGCCGTGCGGAAGTGGAAGAACGGGATCGCCCCGTACGGGTTCTTCATGACCCCGTTGGCGTCGGTGTGCTCGTCGATGAAGGCCTCGAAGTCCTCATCCTTCTCAGCCTCGGTCTTGGCCTTGGAGATGTACTTCTCAATCCGACGCCGGTAATACAGGTTGGCCCGGACCCGCTCCCCGCCCTCGTCGTCGGTCACGCACCACGACTTGATCGCGAGTCGTTTCCGCCGCGGGTGCTCGATGTCGTAGATGATCCGGGCGATCAGGGGCGAGTTGTAGAACACGTCGACGCCCGTGGGCCCAGACTGCTCTGCGTCGTCCGCGGCCGCGATCGTCTCTGGGACGGTGTCCGGCTCGTCGTCGTCTTCGTCGTCGTCCGGCTCGGCCTCCCAGGCGAACAGGTAGGCGTCGCCGTACATGCAGGCCGCTTGGTGGATGTCAGGCGCCTCGATGTCGAGCTCGTTGGCCTTCCACACGTCGCGCTCGAAGATGGCCGTGCCGTCTTCCGGCTCGGTCGTGACCGCCGCGATCTCAAGGCGGTCGAGGACGGCGTCGACGGGACGGCACGCCAGGTTGACCTTGAAGTCCCGGCTCCCGCCGAGGACCTGCTTCATGAACGCGGAGGCGAACCGTTCCTCGGCGCGGCCCTCGTAGTACGACTCGGCCTCTTCGTAGTCGGGCCGGGCGTCGCGGAGGGCGGTGAGCGCCTCCATCAGGTCCGACATCAGCCCGCCTTGCGCACGCGCATCGACAACCGGACTTCGAGGTTCTCCCAGGCGGCATCCCCGGACTCCGCCAGGTTGGCAGGCACCTCGACGTCTTCTCCGCCCGGCACCCAGGTCAGATACCTGAGGGTCTCCTTGGGCAACTCGACAGGGATCAGACCCTTGTCAGCTGCCTCGATGAACAGCTGCCGGCGCATCCCGGTACGGACGTGCTCGCGGTAGTCGGCCTGGGCCCATTGGTCACGGTGTGCTGGCTGCCGGTAGCCGACCTTGGTGTCGGAGTAGTCGAGCACCGCGGCCGCCACCGCCTTTGCGACCTCGTCGTACATGGTGACGCCGTAGTTGGCTGCGGCCCGGGCGGCGGCCTGCGCTGGGGTCTGGTCGATCATGAGTGCTCCAGTCCGGCCAGGAACCCGGCCATGGTCTTGACGTGGCGGGCGTCGGCGACGGCGTTGTGCTGGCCGCCGGGCTGCTCAGGCATACGCGGGTCACCGAGCCGAGCGCACTCCTGCTTGAGGTCGTTGGTCCACATCGGCACACCGCCAGGGAGGTCGATCATCCGCCCCCAGAGCTGCGCCAGCGCGACGTGGTCGTACGCCCCGTACCAGGCCCACAGCTCCACGTCCGGGGTCGCCTGGATGAACTCCCGCACCTCGTCAGCGATCTGCGCTCGGCGCTTCATGACGGGGTTCTGCCAGTCGAGCGCAAGCGGGTTCCGGCGGCCGGCCTGCATGCGGGCGTCACCGTGCAGACGCGGCAGGCCGGGGACGACGTTGGCCATCAACCAGTCGTCGCGGGCGATGCGCTTCGCGGGCATGTCCCGGTTGACGGCGTAGTACTCGCGCCCGTCTCCGGCGACCATGCCGATGGAGATCGGGGCGATGGTCTTGCCGTCCTCGAGGAACTCGAAGTCGTAGTAGATCTTCACGATTGCCTTCCTGAAACCGGACTGCGGGGTAGTGGTGTTACCTGGTCCAGGTAGCTGCGTAGGACATCGGCCTGGTCATTTACGGCGCGGACGACGAGCTCTGCCGCGCGCGGGTCCGGCCAGTCGCTGTATCGCGCCTCGACGCTTTCGCAGATGAACTGCAGCGTGGCGTCGACGGCCTGCCGCCGGCCGGGTGTGCATGCGGCGAGTACGTCAGCGAGGGTGCGGTACGGGCCGCGTTCTTCGCTCACCGGGCGGCCTGCTCTGCCAGGTGGTCGCGGAGCTTCGCGGCCGAATCTGCGGCGTTCAGCACCGCCACGGTGAGCGGGGAGTACAGCACCTTGTCGGCCAGGTGCAGCGCTGCGTTGGCCTCGTTCTGCTTGGACAGGTGGTCGCCCGCCCGCTGGAGTGCGGCCAGGACCTTGTCGACCTCACGCAGGGCGTCGTCGTGATGCATCAGGCGTACTCCACGGTCTTCACAGAGGTGCGGGCGGGCTTCTTG